CGATGTCGATGTCGTAGTCGGTCCAGTAGACCGGGATCGGCACCATGAAGCTCCAGTTCGCCGAGTGCGGGTTCGCGTAGGTCGCCGTGAACTGCGTGGAGCTGGTGCCCGTCACGGTCACGCTCTCGGTCGTGGGGCCGCCGCCGAGGACGCACAGCGCCACCTGATCTCCGACGATGATCGTCCTCGGAGTGCCGCCGCGCACGATGGTCAGCGTGTCACCCGTGATGTTCGTGACCTGCAACGTCTCCTTGTTCAGCGAGGTCGCCATGTCCTCGCCCGTAGGCCAGACGTTCGCGTAGAAGGGTGTGCCGGGGAACTTGGCGCCGTCGCCGGTCGTGACGACGAGCGAGGTTCCGCTCAGGGCTGGGCTCGGGGCCGTGACGACCGCCGACACGAACGTGTCGACGACCGTGAGCACCTTCCCGGTCTCGATGCCGTACATATTCGAGGGCGTAACGGTGTGCGCCCCGGAGGTGGCGACCACGCCCGCCACCGTGCCCGGCAGCGTGAAGCCCACGTGGAAGAGCCGATACTTCGGGACCTCGCCGTCACCGCCGTGCGTCGCGAAGAAACCCACGTCACACCGCCGACGAGATCAGGCTCGGGTTGTTCCTGATGACGCGCACGATCTCGACGTTGTTCGCCCTCACCGTGGCGAGCACCTGCTCCTTGACCGCCTCGGCGATCTCCTCGGGAGTCCCGCCGCTCACGTTCACGGTGATCGTCTTGTTCGCCGCCGTCTTGGCGAGATCCTCCATCGCCTTCGTGAGCTGATCCGCCGTCGCGGGCCGCGTCGAGGTGGTGCTGTTTGCACCAGCCGGAGCCGTCGTGCTGGTCGCCGGGTTCTGGCTGGGCTCATCCTTCGGGTGGTGGCCCGGCTTGCGGCGCCGCTTGCCCTTGTTCGGGCCCGACACGCAGATCTGGTAGTCCTCGTCGGTCGGGTCGTCTTCCCACGTGTCGGTCTCCGGTGGCGCGGTGTAGCCCCCGCTGGGCGTGTTCTTCTCGTAGTCCCAGTTCGGGTCCTTCTCGCTGTCCGGGTGCGTCATCACCCAGTTCCAGTGAGTGATCGCCTTGCTGAGATTCTGCATCGCCGCGATGAGCCCGTCGGCGAAGACGTTCAGGGCGTCCGTCGCGAGGGCGCTCGCGTCGCTCATCAGCTTGATGTTGTCGTCAAAGTCCTTCTCGGCGAGCTTCAGCGCCTTGGCGAGCGCCACTTCGCCCGCGGCCAGCTTGTCGCCCGTGCCCGCGATGTCGGTGTCGAGGTCCTTGCCCCACTTCTTCAGGAGGTCCGTCGCCGCCTTCGTCGCCTTGTCGTTCATGCTCGCGAGGATCGAGCGGCTCTCGGCATAGTGCTCGGGGTCCTGCGGCTGCGCGGCGAGCTGCGAGATGATCCCCTGCATCTTGTTGTAGATCTTCTGGACCTCCTCGGGCGTCTTCGCCGTCGCGAGCTGGCCCATGAGGTCGTCGTACTGGCTCTTCAGGAAGTCGCCCTGCGCGTGCGTGTCGGGCACCCACTTGCCGTTCACGACCGAGCCCATGCCCTGCATCCGCAGGTTGTCGGAGGTCGTCTGGCCCTGCTCGCTGATCGACTGGATCATCCCGTTGATCTTCGCGAGCTGCGCGACCTCGTTGTTGTACCGCTCGCGCGTGAGATCGAGGAGCTTCTGGGCCCCCTGAATCGCCTCGTCGCCCGTGGCCGTCTTCAGGGTCGTCGTGACCACGTCGATCTCGCGCTGGTTCTGGGCGAGCCACGCGCCGGGGTCGGTGTCGAATTGCGGGCCCGCGTCCTTCGCCATCTGGGTGCGGAAGTCGGCATACGACTGCTGGAGGGCTTTGATCGACTGGATGCGGGCCACGATGGCGTCGAGGACCGCCGAGAGGTCCTTCATCACCTGCTGCCACGCCTTCTGCACCGCTTCGGGGTTCGCGGCCGTGGCGATCTTCGTCACGTCCGTCGCATAGTCGGCGCGGGCCTGCGCCTCGCGCTCGGCGGGCGTCATCAGCTTCGACTTGTAGCTGGCGATCGTGTCCTTCGTGGACTGCTGGATCGCTTCGATCATGTTGTAGATCGACGCGAGGGCCTGCGCCATGTTGTTGAGCAGGTTGCCGCTGGCCGTGACCAGCTCCTTCGCCTTCGCCACCCGATCGTCGCCCGTCATGTTGTCCAGCTCGATGCCGGTCGCCTTCAGGGCCGTGATCTGCTCGGTGAACTGTGCGGCCGTGCCCTTCTCGTTCTGGCTCTTTTGGATGAACGCGTACCAGTCGTCACGCGAGCGGCCGAACTGCTTCGCCAGATCTCCGAAGGCCACGACGACGCCCACGAGATCGTTCAGGTAGGTCTTGAACTTCTCGATATCGCCCGAGCCCGCGAGCTTCGTGGCGATCTCGGCGATCTTCCCCTGCGAGAAGCCGATCCCCGCGAGGAAGGCCGGGATCGGCGCCTCGGGGTCATAGAGCTGCTGCTTGAGCCAGCGCCCGTCTTTGTCCATGTAGGTGCTGTGCCCGGCCGCGTCGACGTTCCAGTCCATGCCCGCGAAGCCGCCTGCGTCCCGGTTGCCCGTGGGCCAGCCGTACTTGTCGCCGAACTGGCCGAAGCCCACCTGCAACGCCATCTTCGGGAACTGCTTCTCGTAGAACGCCTTCACATCCGCCGAGAGGTCCTCGCCGCTCCCGGCCGACAGCTTGAAGTACGTCGACCCGAAGAACTCGCGGAGCCTGCTCTGGTAGCCCGCGGCGCCGGTCGCAGCGTCGCTGCCCTTGCCGCCCTCGACCATGAGGCCCACGAGGAAGTTCACCGACGAGTCGAGGACCTGCTTCGTGAACTGGCCGAGGCCGCTCGACGAGGCGCCCTTGAGCCACGCGTCTCGAACCGAGATCATCACCTCGCCCTCTTTCGGGCCGTTGAAGAGCGAGTTCAGGCCAGCCACGATGAGCCCGACGGCGGCGACGATGACGGCGGCGATGATCCCGTACCCGGTCGCGGCGAGCGTGACAGCGGCCGTCGCGAACGGTGTGAAGTCCTTCCCGAAGGACGCGTTGCCGCCGAAGTCCTGCTGCCCGAGGCTTACGCCGTTGTAGGTCGGCGTCTCGACGGTGTGCCGGGAGTCCTGATAGTTCTGGTACAGGCCGTAACCGATCTGCGCCGCCGCGGCGATGCCGCCCATCGTCTTAGCGCTGGCGCCGCTTCCGCCGAAGCCCTGCCCGCCCTGCCCATACCCGGTCGTGCCGACGTAGTCGCCATACTGCGTGAAGCCGCCGCCCGGTGCGTTCGCTTGCGTGCCACCCGGCGTATAGACGGCGCTGCTCCCGCCGCCGAAGAGGCCCGAGAGGAGCGAGCCGAAGCCGCCGCCGCCCTGCCCGCTGCCCATCGCCTCGCCCGTGAGGAGCCAGCGCTCCAACATCTGCGCGAGCATCTTCGAGAAGTCCTTCAGGATCGAGTCCCAGAGGCTCTTCAGCACGTCCTTGAGCGAGTCGAACTTGCCGGTGAGGATGTCGTAGAAGCCGTCCTCGAACGACTTCGTCACGGCCCCCCAGATCGACTCGAAGGTCTTCGCCACGTCCTGCCCGAACGAGGTCATCCCCGCGCGGATCTTCGCCGCCGCTGCCGCGATGCCGTCCTCCAGCGTGACGGCCTGCTTCTCCATCAGCGACGCGACCTGCCGGGCGTTCTCCTGCGCAGCGACGAACTCGTTCTGGTGCGTGTCCTGCGACTTCTTCATCAGGCGGTTGTAGTAGTCCTCGTAATGCCCGTACTGAACGTCGAGGATCATCGCCTGCTTGTCGGTCTTCTCGCGCTCCGAAGCGGCATTAAACACGACGCTCGCGCGATCGAGCGCCGCCTTCTTGTCGGTCATCTCCTGATACGCCTTCACGCGCTCGTCGTCGGCGTCCTTCTCGGTGATCCAGCCCTCCTTCGCGAAGGCGTCGATGAGCTGGATCTGGTCCTTGTAACCGCGGTCGAGCGACTCCTTGAGGTTCTCGACGCGCTTCTCGTTGGCATCCTGCTCGGCCACCGCCTGCTGCTCGATCTGCTCGATCACATCGAGGGTCGACTTCTGGCGGGCGTTGCGGATGGTCTGCTCGACCGCGAACGCCGTTGACTCCCGCTGCTTCTCTTCCTTCTCCCACGCCTGCCCGATCGCCTCGGCCGCAGCACGGTGCTGCTGCTCCCAGATCGTCGCCCGCACGCCGAAGTCTTCGTCCTTGCTCACGGGCTTCCCGAGCTTTCTGAGCTTCTCCTCCTCACGGTCGAGCGCCTCGTACGACCCCTTCGCCTCGGCGTCGATTGACGCAAGCGCTTTCGCGACGCCGTCGAGGCCCGAGACATCGAGCTTCTGCTGGAGGCCCTGCTTGAACTGCTCGAACTGCTCGCGGGCCGCCTCGATCTGGCGGGCCGTGTCGGGCCCGATCGGGGCGGTCGGCCCCGGCGACGCCTTTTCGTGGTGGCCGATGTAGTTCCCGGCCGCCATCGCGGCCGCGTCCTCGTCCACCTCCGGCCACGTAGCCTCGGCGCCCGTTCCGACCGTGTATGAACCCCGATCGGGGTGATACTTCATCCCAAGCTCGGCGAGATTGCGCTCATGCTGGGCCGACAGTTCGCCCGAGGCCGCATTCGCCTCCTTCACGTCCTGCCAGCTCGTCGCGTACATATACCGCTTCGCGATGCCCCACGACTGGCCGAAGTAGCTCACCAGCTCGGTAAGGTGGGCGATAAGAGAGCCCGTCTCGTTGATCGTGCTCTTCAGGCCGCCCTTGAGGGCGTCCGTAAATGACGCGACGGCCTCGCGGACCTCGTCGCTTTTCAGTAGCTCGATGATGTCCTTGACAACATCCTTCAGCGGCTCGAAGCCCTCGGCGATCATGTCCTCGATCTCGCCCTTGGCCCGGTCGTACTGGGCGCCGAGGTTCCTCCACGAGCCCTCCAGCGCGTCCGTCGCCTCCTTTGAGGTCTGGATCTTCTGAAGCAGCTTGTCCATCGCCTCGTTATCGCCACCCGTGATCGCGGCTCCGGCCTGCTGGATATCCTGCCCGCTGATCCCGGCGCGCTGGAGCGCCATTGAGGCGAAGGCCATGTTGCCCCGCATCGGCAGCGTCCCGGTGCGCTCGGCCATCTGGATGACGCGCAGGAGCGATTCGGTCGTGACGCCGTTCTGCTGGGCGAAGAGCCCCATGCGGTTCGTCAGGTCGGTGATCGACTGGCTCGTGCCACCGACCAGCAGCGTCAGGCGGCGGAACGTGGAGGCGAGCTGGTCCTCGTCACCGAGGATTTTCAGATCCTTGAGCCCGACCATCGTCTGCTTGGCGTGTTCCAGCGAGGCGTCGAAGCCCTCGATCGACTCGGTAAGCGACGCCACCTGAAGGGTGAGCTGCTCATCATGGGCGGCGGCCTCGATGAAACGGGAGGCCAGTTCCCCAACCTTGCGTGCCGCCTCCCACGCCTTCTCGCCTAGCTCCATCACAGCCGTCGCGCCGGTCGCGAGCGCCGTGATACCCGCGGCGCTGCCGATCCCCTTGACTCCTTCGCCGATTTTTTCGGTGTTCTCGGAGGTCTTCTTCGACTGCTCTCCGACCTCGGCGAGCTTCGCGATAATCTCTTGCAGCTTGGCGACGATCTCCTCGCCGCCCTCCTGAGAGAGCCGGATTACGACTTCGCCGCCATTGTCATCGGCCACGCATCACCCCTCGTCTTGCCCCGTCCCCGTGTCTTTCGGCGCCAGCGCCCCGATCAGTTCGCCCTCGACGGTCTCCAGCAGCTCGTACCACTCGGCGTCCGTCGTGATCCCGGCATCGTCGGCCATGCGCACGATCACGGGCCAGTCCAGCCCGTAGGCGCCCCCGAACCCGATCCGAAGCTGGCGATGGGCGATCCGCACCAAGTCGAGGATCTCCGCGGCGCGGCGCGAGGTCTTCGGGCACGGTGCGATGCACTGGGCGGGGTCCTCTGGAGCCGGGAGGCCCATCGAGCGCCTCTCGGCGGCTCTCCAGCACCAGCCCTTCTCCATCGGGAACCGTCGGCCCTCCGGCTGCGCGGCCCATGCGGCAGCAACCTCTCGACACGAAGCGCAGGCCGCCGCGCTCGCCTCGGGGTTGCTGCCGAACGTCCACCGCGCAGCCTCCGTCAGTCCGAGAGTTCGACCGAAAGGCTCGAAGCCTTGTCCCTCTGGAGGATGCGCGCCCGGTCCATCGCGAACGAGCCGAGCAGCACCGACCCGAGCGTGTCGAGGATCGCCTTCTTCACGAACGGACTCGTGAAGTCGAGCGGCTGGCCGTCGTCGCCGACGATGCCGTGGCAGTCGACGACGAGGAGCCGGTACGCCTCGCGGTACATCTCCTGCACGGCCGGGAGCGACGCGTTCATCTCGCGCTTGCGCTTGCGCAGCTCGGGCGGCATCTTCTCGTCGAGCTTCTGCGCCACGGTGTCGGTCATGGGGAGGACCTTGAACGCCTCGCCCTTCTCGGGGCGGCGGCCGACCGTCGAGCACGAAATCCGCTCGTCGAGCGACGGCGCCTTGTCGAACGTGACCGTGACGGGCTCGTCGACGTTGGTCGGCCACGTGAGCGTGTAGCCGTCCGGCTCGTCGCGCAGGAGGTTGCCGTCGAGGTCGGCGACCCGCCGGATGTTGTCCGGCGCCACGATGATGAAGTCCCGCATGAAGTGGAGGCTCTTGGCCTCCTTCGCCGGGAACGGGGTCTGGAACGCGACCTTCTTCCCGTCACCCTTGCCGCAGGGCTCGTTGAAGCTACACCATTCGCCTTCGGGCTTCCGCCCATCGAGAGAGATCCTCACGATGCCAACTCCTTCAGGTTGCGTGGTGCGTGCCCCACAACTGGGCCGTCGGCACCGTGAGGTGAAGCCGCCTTGCCTGCGAAGGCCGGGGGCGGGCGTTGACGTGGCCTACGGTGTGATGTCGAGGAGGACGCGGATCTTGACTGCGGTGTTCGTGTCGACGCTCTCGTTCGTGATGTAGAGCGAAGTCACGTCGGCGGCCGCGAACGGGTTCGCGTTCGAGGCCGGGTCGTTCGTGTTCCAGATGAACGCCTGCCCGGCGCTGACCGGGATCGTGTCGTCCCCACCCGGCGACGCGGCGTTCGAGCGCACCGTGATCGAAGACGACTGCGTGTAGATGCAGAGCGACTTGATCGCCGCGTGGGCGAACGCGAGCAGGACATGGACCTCGGTGGCCGCCGGGATGACCCCGTCGAAGCTCGCGCGGCCGTCGCCCGTCTGCGAGTCCGACGAGTTGGCGAGGGTGCCCTCGTCGGTGACGTAGGAGATGTTCCGGGTGTCGGTGAGCATCTAAGCCTCCTGCTTTTACGCGTTCGCGTCGTAGTAGACCGGGCCGGGCACGCCGTTGACGATGACGATCTCGGCCTGAAGGTTCGAGGTCGGGTCCTGAACAGCGTGCGCCGTGAAGGGCATCGTGAGGATGCCCTGCCCCGCGACGGGCGCGTCGGCCGGGTCGAACTGGCATCCGTAGAAGGTGTGCTGGATCGAGTGGCCGTACGTCGCGAGCGAGTGCGAGATGCGGATGATGTTCAGGGCCGGGGCCGACTGGATGAGCGCGAGGACCGAGGGCTCCGAGACCTTGACCGTGCCGCTGATCGTCGAGATCGCCTGAAGCTCCGCGAGCGAGCCGCGGTCGCCGGAGTACCCGAGCGGGTAGTCCGTCTTGTCGAGGTTGTTGGTGTGGTCGATCGTGCAGTCCTCGAACTTGCCGAAGGCCGTGAGGCCGCCGGGGCCCGAGAGCGACGGGCCTACGCTGACCTGCCCGAGCCCGATCATCGCCTGATGGATCTTCTCGCCGAACCGCCAGTCCTTCGGCGTGCCCGTCTCGACCGACGTGCTGTACGTCTTCACGCTCTGCGTGAGCCAGTTGCTCTGGAGGTCGAAGTAGCCGGTGCTCTTGAACTGCACCTTGCCGGTGTCGACCTTGCAGCCGACGCCGAGGATGTAGTCGGCCGAGTCGAGGATGTACGGGAACGAGCGCTGGATCGTGTACGACGGGAGCGTCTGGCCGATCGTGATCGTGTGCTGGTAGTCGCCGGAGGTCGAGGAGGCGGGAGCGCTCGCCCCGAGCGAGCCGTCGGCGATGTTGTCGAGGTACGTCGTCACGCCCGCGGCGAGCCCGGAGATCACGAGCTTCCACGGGGCGGCGTTGCCTGCGACCGTGCGGTAGATGTCCCACGTCCAGCCGGTCGGCAGCGAGCCGCCCGTGCGCGAGACGTTGACCTTGCCGTCGGTGGTCGTGTCCGTCGAGACGATGCCCGAGGCCGCGGACGGGAGCGTGTAGCCCGAGGGCTTCACGATCACGATCTTGTACGAGTGGGTGCCCGTGGTGACGTTCCCTGCGCCCGCGCCCGCGAGGGCCGCCGAGACCGAGAGGCCGACGGCGTTGATCTCGGTCGTGGAGCGCGAACCGTAGAGCGCCTCGTAGAACAGGGGCAGCGTCTCATCCGTCTGGTAGCCCTGAACCGGGCCGCCCGGATTCTTCGGGCCGACGACGAGCGCGCCCTGCATACGGTTCCCGCGCAGCTCGGGGTTCGGGATGAGCGTCTGCTGCCGCGCGAGACTCGACGCGTTGAACGCGATCTGCTTGTACGTCGACGCTGTGGTCGGCGCGACGCCGTACGTGGTCTCCCGGTTGATGAGGGTGACGACGTTGGTCTTGCTAATCGGCAGAAGATGTTCGGTCACGTTCGGCTCCTTCTTGTTTTACAGAGGCAGCGTCGTCGTTCGCATGAATAGTAACTTCGCGAGGGCGCCACCGCTACCCTCCGCACGCTTCGGATCGGCCATGATCTGCGTTTTTACAGCCCGAAGTCGGACCTCTCCGACACCATCGCCTCCAGTCGGCCCGATGTTCACGGTGCGCAGACCAGAGCCGAAGCCCGGCACGCGCGATCCGAGCAGAACACCCACGAGGCCGTCGATTCGGCCGTCGTCTGGTTCGAGCACGCCGGTCGTGGAGGCGCCGCCGCTCTCCGAGTTCGAGTAGACGACGAGAATCACGTCCATCTCGGCCTCGTGATCGAGGAAGTCGGAGATGCCCGCATCGAGGTTGCCCCAGTGGTCCTCGGTCAGGCAGACGCCGACCATCGTGCGGTAGCCACGGTGGAACGCGTCATGCGGGATCGCGATCTTCTCGACTGCAACGTCCTCGGGCCAGAGCGGGAGCGCCTTGATGGCGGCAACGATGCCGTCGCGGATCGCGGCTTGCCGAGAGGGGAGCGTCACGACGGCGTCCTGCCAGTACGCGCCCATCCGAGCGCCGAGTTACGGAACCAGTCGAGGTCCTCGCTCTGGAAGACGAGGAACGGCCGCGCCGGGATCACGACGTTGCGGTTGCGGCCCGCGCGGTCGGTGCCCCACTGGTGAACGGGGCCCTTCACCATCGGGTCAAGACCGTCGCTGGTGGTCAGGATCAGGTCGTTCGGCGTCGCGATGAAGGTGATGCTGTCCTTGAGGTTGCCCGTGAGCACGAGCGGGCCGCCCATCCGGGCCCTCCCTTGCTCGCGCTTCCACGGCTTCCTCGCGCGCTTCTTGCCGGGGTGCTCACCGTGGAGGCCGCTCGCCCAGAGGATCGTCTCCTCAACCGAGCCGACACGCTCGCCCTTCAGGTCGTCCCACTTGAAGGGGCGGCCGCCCTGAAGGAAGTTCGAGCGCACCGAGGTCATCATGTGACGGCCGAAGCTCTGCATGAGGGGAGTCAGGTCCCCGAGCCGATCGGCCATTTTCTGAAGCGTGGCCGAGGCGTTGTCTTCGACTTCGGCCTTCATGCCGTCTCCACCACGGGCCGCACGGGCGGGTCGGTGATCGTGACCTGAACGTGCTCACGGCAGGCACGGCCGAACCACGCGTTGAACCGCGCGAACGCCGAGCGCGAGCCCGCGATGCCGTTCACCGAGGCAGCGGTGCCGACGAGGATGCAGCCCTCGGTGTCGCGTGCGAAGTTCCCGACGTGGAACTCGATCATGTCGCGGTGCGGCACATCGAGCACGAGCGGCACGAGCATATTCCAGCGGTCAGACCACGCGTACTGGACCGGGTACGTCCCGGCCGGGATGCAGGAGACGCGGGGGGCGTTCGATCGCCACGGCAGCTCCAGCGTCGCGAGCACCAGCTCTGATCCGTCGTCGCGCGGGCAGGACAGCTCGCCCGGCGTCCAGTCCGGCCCGAGCGCCGAGCGCGTGAGCGTCATCGTCATCATTCATGCCCCCGGCTGCGCTTCCCGAGGTTCGCGATCGCGTCGAGCACCGTCGCGTTCGCCGCGTCGACCTTGTTCGACAGCTCGGTATGCTTCGCGTCCCACTCAAGCCGCGTGATGTACGCGGCATGGGCGTTGATCTCATCCTTGTGCCGGGCGATGGCCCGTAGAACGGCCGGTTCGACGATCCACTTCGTCACGCCCGCCACGATCCCGAAGGTCAGGATGCCACCGCCCGCGAGGAGCTTGATGACTTCTAGCGCGTGCTCCGTCGGCGGCGGCTGGACCCCAGCGTCCGCAGAGGCGAGGAGTGCCCATCCGAGCAGCACCATCAGCGCCGCGAGCTTGCCGTGCAGCGACCAGTAGCGCACCCAGCGGGAGGCGGCGCTCCGTCGCTCGGCCTTCGTCTTCACAGCGGCTGTTCCCGTTTTGACGCGTAGAGCAGGAACTTGAAAGCTCCACATTCCTTGCATCGCTTCAAGAGCTTCTTGCCCCGCGACTTGGCAGCGCGCTTTGAAGCGAGCACTTTCAGCGCCTTCGCGCGGGCCGCGCGAGCACGCCGGATCTTCTCGCTCTGCCGCAGCACCATATCCTCGATGCGTCGCCGCTGCTCCTCCTCGGTGAGCCGATCGTCTAGGGGCGGCGTACGCTTCATCGTGGCTCAATGGACTACTGCTTCACTGGGTCGTTGTCGCGGCGCTTCCACCACGCGGCGTAGGCCGAGGCGAGCGAGAAGGCGATCGCGCCGATCGCGAGCTTCTGCGTGGTCTGCCAGTTGATCTGCGAGAGGTCGCCGTTCACCGAGACGATCTGCATCGCCACGCCGAAGAGCGCGATTCCGATGGCCGCGCCGACCGCGTTGCGCAGCGCGACGATCGTCGCCGACTTCCAGAAGTCCTTCAGGACCGTGACGACGAAGGTCCCGGCCTCGCCCGCGATGGGCCCCCTCTTCGGGGCGAGCGGCGCCGAGATCGACGCGCCCGCGACCGCGAGCCCCTGCGCACGGGCCTCTTCGATCGTAGTCGGCGCCGGGGGGTTCTGGACGAGCGGCTGGGTCGGCATCTTGGCTCCCTTCTTTGAAGGTACGGGCCACTGCGAGGGCAGGCCCGAAGGACTCACGATCCGAACCCCGTCATAGGGTCGAACGGCTCGACCTTGTAGCCGCGCTCGGTGAGGTGCTTGGAGAGCGTCGCCTCGTCCACGTCCGGCAGCGACCAGACGGCGAGGGCGGGGCCGAGGAGGCGCAGGCCGAACTGGGTGACGATCAGGATCGCCGGGTTCGAGGCCCCGAGCAGGGTCGTTGCCAGAGCGAGCCCGCCCGGCGACGACGCCATGCCCACGACGAGCTTCAGGGTGTCGGTGGCGGCCTTCAGCACGGGCGAGGGGGTGGTCGGAGGTGCAGCGCTCACTTCGGGCCTCCAGAGGCCGCCTTGACGGTCTCGACAGCGTCGATCACGGTCTTAGGCACGGCGACCCCCGCCCCCGTCAGGTCCGCGATGACCTGCTCGAAGACCCCGATGAGGCCCCCGAGGACGGCCGCGGGGACATCGCCGTTCCCGCCGACCCGCTGGCTGTTGGCGTACCTCACCGAGTCGTAGAGGGCGTTGATCGGCCCTGCCGCGTTCTGGAGCTTCACCGGGTCGTACGGGATCGGGGAGCCGACTGCCGCGCACGTCGCCTTCGCCGTCTCGGGCGTCGGCATCGGCATCGTCCGGGCCCGAAGCTGGTCGCCGCACGCCTTCTGGGCGGCGCCCTGCACGGCCTTGGCCGTGTCGTAGGTCTGGGCGGCGGCGAGCTGGGCCTCGTTCACGGTGTCGATGACCTTGCGCTGGGCGGCCGAGGTCAGGCAGCCAGAGGCCAGTACGAGCACCAGAACGAGCGCGGCCGCGCGCTGTCTCACGGCAGGACCACCGTCTCGACATAAACATCGCCCGCCGAGGCGCGCACGTCGGCCATCGTCTTGCCGACATCCGTCGTCCCGACGCCCAGATAGAACGTCGTGTTGGCGCTGGTGCTCGGAAGCGCGAAGGCGTTCTGGAGAGGCGTCCCGAACTCCGAGTTCTCTAGGCCGACGATCGTCGTCGTCATGCCGTCGGCGAGGAGGTAGTCGGAGTAGTACGGCGCCGTCAGCCCGATGCCGACATCGAGTTGCGTCACGCCGGTCGCGACGACGGTCGGAACGATGATGACGCGGAGCACGACCGTGTTCTTCGGAAGGACGAAGAACGGGATGCCGCCCGTGGCGACAGCGCCGAGCGCGTTGATCTGCGCGGCCGTCCACGAGAACTTGGACCAGATCGCCGCCGTCATCCCGAGGCTGCCGCCGCCGGGCGTCAGCGCGCCGACCGTGGGCGGGCCGCCCGCAGGGTTGCCGCTCGCGAAAACGGCCTCGGCAACGAGAAGGCCGGAGAGGGAACCGAGGTTCGGGTTCATGTCTGCTCCTCTTACGGTCCGACGAAGACCGGCGTCTTCGTGAACGTGGGCGTCGGCGTATACGTGAGCGTCGGCGTATTCGTACGGGTGCCGGTGATGGTCGCCGTGGGCGTGACCGTCGCCGTTCGCGTGACGGTCGACGTGGTCGTGAACGTGGCCGTCCGCGTGGGCGTGTAGGTGTTCGTCGGGGTGTAGGTCTGCGTCGGCGTGAAGGTGCGCGTGTAGGTCGCGGTCGGGATCGGCGTCAGGGTCGGCCAGTTCAGCGGGTTCGTCGGCGTGACGGTGACGGTCGGCGTGTTCGTCCGGGTGGGCGTGATCGTTGCCGTGGCCGTGGGGGTGTAGGTCGGGTACGCGGGGGTGATCGACCCCCCCGACACGATCTGGACGGTCGCCTTGTGCTCGCTGTCCACGTCGTACGCGTACGCGCGGATGAGGCAGTTGATCCCGCAGCTCGGGATCGCGAGGTTGCCGCTGGAGCCGCGCAGGTTGCCGATGCTCACGAAGGTGGTGCCGCCGTCGATCGACATCTGGAGGGTGACGCCACACCCATCGGCCGCCGCGCCCGTGGACGTGACGCAGGTGTAGACCGCGGTCCAGTGGGCGTTCGCGTCGTCGGTCGCGGTGAGCGCCCACGCGACCCCGTAGCCCTTCGTCGACTGGGCCGACATGATCGTCGCCGCCTCCGCACCGAGTCCAAAGGCGAGGAGAGCGGCAAGGGTGATGGTCCTGAGCGTCTTCATCATGTTGCTTTCCTTCACGGCCCGAAGAGGTCTTTCGTGGTGTAGCCCGGAGGGTCGAACACCGAGGGTGTATCGACGATCGGCTTCGGGCTGAATGAGGGCGCGGTCGCGATCGGAGCCGTCGAGGGCAGGGAGATCTTCCCCGTGGCGACGGCCATGATCCAGTCGTTCTCCGACTTGTATTCCATGCGAATCGGGTCTTCCTCGGACATCGAGCGCCGCATCCTCAAGTACCAGCGGGTGAAGAAGACGGCTTTCGGCTGGAGCACGGCGAGGACCTCGGCCGGGAGGTCTTCGGTGCCGTAGCGCGCGAGGCAGCCCTTCACCTTGTTCGAGGCGAGCGTGATGCACTGGCCGATGACCGACACGTTCACGGCGTTGAGATCAGCCTTCGCCATGATGAGAGCGCCGGACGCCGGGGGGTCAGCGAACACGACCTGATCCACGCTGTCGGTGCCCGTGCCGGGCGAGAGCGTGTTCGCCGTGGTGACCCCGGCGACGGTCGTCGTGATCGCTGTGGCGTACCGGAAGGGCGTGTCGAAGACGGTGACGAGGCCGTCACCTCGCGCAGCGAGCGGGACCGCCACCTGCGGGTCCGTCGCCATGCGGGCCTGAGCATCGAGGGAGACGAGCGCGAGAACGTCGTCCACCGTGCAGTAGAGCGCCGGGCTCGCCATCTCGTCTCCTTCCTTCCGCTACTTCTTTCCCTTCGGGGCAACCGCCTTGACGCGGGCGATCTCTTGCGGCTCGGCCGCCTCGGGCCTCACCTCGGGCTTGGCCGCCGCCTCGACGGCGACGAGGTGCCCGGCCAAGAGCCGTTCCTGCCGCTGCGTGAACGGGATGTCATCCGCCTCGACAACGTCGCCCGGCTTGAGGTCGACGTGCGTGTTGTCGAGGCGGTGATACCGAAACGCAGCTCGAACCTGCGCCTTCACCGTCGTCTCATCAGAGCGGCGTGAGGGTGAACTGGTTGTTCGAGTCGCTGGCCGTCTTCGCCTGCCCGACCGTGGCGGTCGTGACCGTCGTGACCCCAGCCTCGGGCACCATCGCCCCGGCCGTCGTGCACTTGACGAGGTCGCCCGCGGCGATCCCGGCGCCGTTCACGAGGACCTCGATGCCCTTCATCGAGCGGTAGAAGTTGCCTTCCGCGCCCGCGGCGATCGCGTCCTGCGTGTAGCCGATCGGCTGGTCGCCGGTCGTTGTGACGACGATGTTGCCCGCCGTCGTGTCCCACTTGACGCCGACGTTCGCCGCGATGGCGATCGTGGCCTTCCCAGTCCCGATGGGGCCGATCTGGAGGAGGGTCGTCATGGTTCTTTGCTCCTTGGTTCGTCGTTCAGGAGAGGGGCGGCGGCGTTAACCGCCGCCCCGTTCATGTCGTTCGTGATCTTACAGAGCGGCCGAGGCGCCGATCATGCGGTAGCCCGCCTTCTTGGCGACCGAGACGAGCTGCCACGCGTCGGTGTAGACGATCGAGTCGGCGCCGTCCGCGCCGAGCCCTTCCTGCGGGAAGGCCCGGACGCGCGGGGAGCCCGCGGCCGAGACCGTCATGCCGAAGCGCGGGGCCTCGATCTTGCCCTTGCCGGTGACGAGGAGCCACGCGTCGTTGCCCCACACGTCGGTCACGGGCGAGCCGGACGGGAGCGAGCTGGAGCCCGCCTCGCCGACCACGATCGTGAGGTTCAGGAGGCCCGCGAAGATCGCGGCGAGCGTGGAGTTCGGGACCATCGTGCCGGGGCGCTCCATCGTGCCGGTGTAGCGCACCGTGTCGATGATCTGCTGGTTCTTGCGGAGCGAGAGGGCCGCGTTCGGCGAGAGCAGGAGGAGGTCCGGCCACGCGCGGACGCCGAGGCGGATGTGCGCCATGCCCTTCGTGATGTCGTCCATCGGGACGCCCACGTAGGCGGCCGGGGTGCCCGCGTTCGACCACGGCTGGGAGAGCGTCGGGTAGTAGGTGCTGTCGAAGTAGTTGCCGTTCGTCGTGAGGAAGGACGCCTGCGCGACTTCCTTGGTGACGCCGACCTGCGACTTGACGTTCTCCAGAGCGATCGTGTCGATGCCGCGGGGCAGCGTGACGCTGGCGGCCCGAGCGCGCCGGTCGATGTCGACCTGCACCGGGTACTTCTCCAGCGTGACCGTGTGCCACGTGACGTTCAGCGACGTGCGGGTCGGGCTGGCGAGCAGCCCCGCGGCCTGCGCGATCGCGGCGAACTTCTCGAACGCGAACTCCGGCCACGCGGCCTTCTCGTCCGCGCCGCCGACGAAGACCGGGAGGGCCTCGTCACCGACGAACTCGGACTGGAAGTACCCGAGGGCCATCGGGAGGGTCGTCTTGGCCGAGGGCTGGAAGTCCGCGAGGGTCGTGAACTTCTGCATCTCGGTCGAGATGATGCCGTCGGGGATCTTGCCCGAACTCACGCGCTTGCGGATGAAGTCGACCATCTCGGGGTCGACGGGGATCTGGCGCTGCGAGGCGCGGAACTGGCCGATCTTCTCGCCGTTGTATTTCTCGGCGGTCAGGTCGCCTGCGGCGAAGATCTCCTGCTCCAGCTTCTCGTTCTTGCCGGTCAGGACGGCGGCCCACGCCATCTCGGGGTCGACGCCCTCGTGGGCGCTGAAGCGCGCGACCTGCGTGAGGATCTTCGACTGCTCGGCGTACTTGCGCGGGTCACGGTCGGGGTTGTCGAAGATCTTGATGAGATCCTCGCGGCTCTTCGGAGCCGAGCCGCCGCCCGTGATGAAGGCGTTGCGCGAGGAGAGCGCTTCGCCGGGGGCGACCGCGGGCTTCGGGAGCCCGGCGAGGAGCTTCTTGCCGTGCTCGAAGTTCACGCCGAACGTCTCCTTGAAGACCTCGCGGTTCGCGGCCGTGATCCGGCCGTCGGTCTCGGCCTCGGCGAGGAGGCTGTCGACCTCTTTCGCGCGGGCCTCGGAGGCGAAGCGCGCTTCGATCTGCCGCGTGGCCTCCTCCTTGGCGGACGTGATCGCCTTGTCCGTCACGTCGTTGAGGGCGGCCGTGAACTTCTCGGCCACCAGCTTCTCGTCGGCTCCGGCAGCCGGAGTCTCGGTCTTCGCGCCCATCTTCTCCTCCTTGTCCTCTTCGTCCGCGGTCTCGTTGGCTTCGTCGGCACCGCCCTCGTCGTCGGCGGTCTTCTTGTGCTTCTCGAACTCGGGCGGCACGGCGCCGAGCTTCTTCTCGGTCCCCTCGCAGCCGGGGCAGTTCGGGTCGTCGCAGTTGGCGCAGTGCTTGGCGCCCATCTTCTCGTGCTCTGCCTCGCCCGCCTCCTCGTCGAGGAACTTGTTGAACGCTTCGCGAAGGTCTTCGACGGTCGAGTTCTCGTCGACTCCCATCTGCTGACAGAGTTCCTTGCGAGTCATCTTCGCCATGAACTTCTCCTTGTCTTCGGCCGAGAGCTGGATGCCCTTGAGCCCGCGCACGAAGCCGGGCTTGGGAACGAGAGAGGCGGCCAGAAGGCGCCGCGGATGGAAGGCGTCGCCGTCCCGCGCGCTGCCGATCCCGAGCGCGTCGCCCGAGAGGTAGCGGAACGCGCCAGTCTTCAGGAGCTTCTCGTACACGTCCTTGCGCCAGAGGGGCTCGGTGTTCCAGAGCCCGTCGCTCCTGAAGACGAACTTGTCCTGCGGCATCCAGCCAGCGGCTTCGGAACCGCGGGCCTTGTCGGTCTCATGGTCGAAGGTCAGGGCGAGGTCCGAGTGGCGCGTCGAGAGATCCTCGCACATCGCGCGGGCGTCCTCGGCCGTGAAGACGACCTGCCGCCCGTCGACCGCGGTCCACTCGCCCTTCGGGAAGATGTGGATCGGCTTGCCGACGACGTACTCGACGCCGTCGACGACGCGCGTCTGCGGCTCGTCGCCGGAGATGTCGAGCTGCGCGGCGAAGGCGAGCTGCATCTGGTCGGGCTGGGCCGCAGCGCCGTGCGTCATGCTCCTCGTGATCCCGCGGATGCCTCCGACCTTCACGCCGCCGAGTCCCCCGCGCGAGGAGACCGCGAGGGCCTTGGCCGACGACTCGTGGGCAGCCTTCGAGGCTGCATGGGTCTCGGCTGCCGTGGCGCGATCGTCGCCGCCGCCGCCGAGCATCGCCGCGATGTGCTCGTTGGACGCGTGCGCGTGTGCGCCCTGCGCCGCACGGTGAGCCGCGTATGCCGGGCCGTTCTTGCCGTGCTTGTCGGCCTGAGCGCGGTGGAAGTCCTCCGCTGCCTTGTGGTGCTTGAGCGCTTCGGTATGCTCGCTCGGCGACTGCGCCTTCTCGGCCGCGCTTCCCGCGCCCGATCCGCCCGCTGTCCAGCGACCGTGCTCATCTCGCTCTTGCTCTTCTGAGTAGAACTTACCCGACGCGTCGGTCATCGTTCGCTCCAAGAGAAGGCGCGCATCTCACCGTGAGGGTACATCCGGCACCCCCGGTACGCGCTAGGCGTAAAAACGCGAGCTGCTGCGTGGGCGGCCAGTTCGCGACGCGCGCTCCCATGTAGAGCGCGACCTCGCCGGACTCGACGGCGTCCACCAGCTCGACAACTCCGAAGCGCACAATGCGCCGCGCCCACGCGATCATCGGCTCGCTCACGCCAACGTTCGCCGCGGCGGTCGCGCGGTCACGCTCCGGGTGGGCCCGCACCTCGTCGATCGCGGCCTTGCCCGTGCCTCGGGCCCGTAGGATCTCGGGCTTCACGGCACTACGTCGTCTGCGCCGAGACGAATGGCGAGCGAGCCGACCGCGAGCGTGTGAACCGCGAGGTTCTGCTCGGTGCCGACGAACGAGTAGTAGAACAGCGTGTCCGTCTGGAGGTTGAGCCCGGAGGTCGCCGCCGACGGGATCGTCACGCTCGCGAGGCCGCCCGGCCCATCGAGGATCTGGAACCCGGCGTTGTCCACCGTGAACCCGACCGGCGCCGGGCTCGGGTGCAGCGCCGTCGCCGCCGCGAACTCGAACGTCCACGTCGAGATGTCGACGGGCGTCGCGTTCTGGGTCACGGCGAGGTTGATCGTTTTCGTGTCCCCGACGTACATCGAGAGCTGGCTCATGTGACGACTCCTATGAAGGGCGCGGGCTCCGAAAGAATAGCCTTGATCGTGTCGCTGGTGACGCTCGCCGCGAAGGCCGGGCTCGTGATGGCGGCGACCACGTCGACGGGCGAGAGGGTGCCGACGAAGTCCGCGGGCGTCGTGATCGTCGCGATCGGCCGCGGCGTGTGGGCGTACACGTAGGGCGCGAGGAGCCCGCGCCGGGCCTGCGCGCTGAGTCCCGAGAGCGCCTCGTCGACCGCCACGAGCAGCGAGGACACGGCCCCCGCCGATGCCTCGCCGGTAGCGCCGGTCGTGGCGGTGGCGCCCTGATCCCCGACGGAGGCCGTGGTCTGGTTGCCCGAGATCGCCGTCGCCACGTCCTGCGAGCTGACGACCGTCCCCGGCGCCCCCGTGCCCGTGACGCGCGTCAGCGCCGAGGTGGCTGCGATCCCGACGAGCGGCCCCAGCGCCGCGGTAGCGGGGGCGGCGCCCGTGAGCTGGCGGATGGTCTCGCCGCTGGTCGCCACGTAGCCGGGCTGCCCAGTGCCCAGCGCGCCCGTCAGAGCCACGGTCGAAGCGACTGCCGTGATCGAGCCGGGCTGCCCCGTCGCGTCCGAGCCCGTGACGGCGTACGTGCGCAGGAGGCTGCCGACCGCGCCCGCCCCAGCCACCCCGCTCAGGGCCACCACGGCCGAGGGGCTCGCCGTTCCGACGGCTCCGGCGGCCTCGACGCCCGAGAGCGCCCGCGTCTGCGCCTCGCTCGTGGTCACGGTGCCGACTGCGCCCGAGCTGGTGGCGCCGATCAGGACGAAGCTCAGGCTCGGACCAGAGGTGCCCGTCGCACCAGCGCCCGGCACGCCGTTCGTTGGCAAGCTCGCCGAGGAGGTGAGGTCGCCCGGCGCAGCCGAGCCAGACACGCCGGTGAGGGCTATGGCCTGAGCCGTCGAGGCGGTGACATCGCCCACCGACGACGCGGCCGCGCTGCCGGTGAGCGCAGGCGCGAGCTGCGGGCCCGCGGACCCAGCACTACCCGAGCCCGCCTCGCCCGTGATTGCGCGGATCGTATCTCCCTCGGTGACGACGAACCCCGGCGCCCCGAAGCCGTCGATGCCGACGAGGGTGACGCTGAAGTTCTGAATCAGGTCCCCGGCCAACCCGGTGCCGCCGTTGCCGGTCAGGGCGGTCGTGGGCTGCGCGTTGCCCGGTGAGCCCGAGCCCTCTGCGCCCGAGGCGCCGACCGTAGAGGAGGGGCCCACGTCCCCGGCCAAGCTGCTCCCGGCCGTCCCGGTGATGGCCTTGGCGACATCCTGCCCGGTCAGGACGACGCCGATCTCACCGACGCCCCCGTTGCCCGTGACGGCGAACGAGATCGCGGGCCCGGCGTCTCCGGCGCTGGCGCTGGCGCCCATGCCATTGAGCGCCGGGGTGCTCGTGTTCGTGAGGCTGCCGACGCTGCCCGCGGCCTGCTCGCCCGTGAGGGCGACCGTCACGTCCTGCCCGGTCGTGATGGTTCCGACCGCGCCGGTCCCCTCGACTCCGGTGACGGCTCGGTCGTGGTGCGGGCGCGTCTCGGTAACGAGCCCTGCGGTGCCGGTCGCCTGCTCGCCCGTGAGCGCGCGGCTGAACTCCGGGCCGAGAGAGCCGGGCGATCCGGTTCCCTCCGCACCCGTGAGTGCGACGACTTCAGTCATCGAGGCCGTCGCGTCGCCGACGGCTCCGTTCCCGAGGTTGTTCGTGATCGCCTTGGTGCTAGATGGTGCGGTGTCGCCGGGGCTTCCCGTGCCGAGGACGTTCGTCAGCGCGAAGGTCTGAGACGACACGACGCTCCCCGGCGAGCCGGTCCCGATCACGTTCGTCCCGGTGAGAGCGAACGAGCGAGCGCCGAGCGTTACGTCTCCCGGCGAACCCGTCCCGAGAACGGTCGTGATCGGGACGATTGTCTCGGCCGTGGCGATGAGATTGCCGACAGAGCCAGTCCCGAGCGCGTAGGCCAAGGGCTCGCTGTTCGCGGGCGCGAGATCTCCGCGCGAGCCCGTCCCTTCGACTCCGGTCAGGGGGAGCGTAATGTCATTCGACGCGGCCGTGACATCGCCGACTGCGCCTGTGCCTACGACGCCAGTTAACGCGACGCTACTCGTGAGCGGCGCGGCTGGCCTCAGCGGGATCGCCACGGTGACGGAGTTGTCGTCTCCATCACCCGGCATCGAGTAGGAGACCACCGTGGAGGCGGCGCCGGGCGTTGCGGACTGCGCGACGCACTGGTACGGGTTAGAGAATCCGTTGAGAACTTGGCCGCTGCCGCTCGCGAAGTAGTCGACGCGGTTGCTGCCGCCAGTCGCGTCGATGACCAGCTCGCCGGTTGCAGACGTTACCGTGACCGAGATCGTCGTGTGTAGATTCGTATCGCCGTAGTCGAAGCTATTCGCCGTGCCTACGCCCGCGACGCCCGAATAGGCCGTCGCAACGATGTCCCAGCCGTGAGCAGTCGTCCCGTCAGAGAGGACGAGATCGTGTGCGCCGCCCTGCGCGGGCGCGGCGAGCCCCCACAACTGGACGCGGAACTGGTTGTTGATCGAGAAGACGCGCTCGCCGAGCAGCGTCATGGCGACGCTGTTGTAGGTGGCGGTTATGTTCGAGACGATTTCGGTCGTGTGAACCGAGACGATGAGGTAGTCGGCTCCAGTGCAATTGACCGAAAGCGTCTGGCTTGTCGCGAATCCCCCGCCGAGGACGGAACTGCCAACCTTGGAGATGGGCACGCCGACGCTGCCGGAGCTTCCGGTCGCAGCGTTCCCCGTCAGCGCGAGCGTTAGGGAAGATCCGGCGCTGCCCGCCGCGCCGGTTGCGCCTCCAGCCGTGGTGAGACCCGCAGGAGCGTCGGCCGATGTCTCCAGCGTGCCGTAGGCGACGCTGAAGTTGTGCCCGTTCCCGGTCGTATCCGCGTACCCGGTCGTGCCCGTCAGGTCTGCCGCGCAGTACGCACCCGACGCCTGCGGACGCAGGGCGTTCACTTCTGCGGCGATCTCGCCCGCGCTGAGTGCGCGCGTCCAGAACTTGAAGGCGACGACCCGGCCGTCGAACGGATCGCTGGTCCCGATGCCATAGCCGTCGTTCCCGACGTTGAGGTAGTTGCCCGTGGGCGCATTCCCGCCGCCCGTCACACGCTTCACGTATGAGCCGCCCACGTAGACATCGAGGTAGCCGTTCGCATCGAACAGCCCGACGAGCGTTACGTGCCTCCACTCCCCGCTAGGCCACGACTGAACCGTGGAGTCCTCGTTGGCCCATGCGCCAACGTCCACATAGCCGCTAGGGTTGTTCCACAGGGTTGCGCCGCTGGCCCAGTTGTAGGTGTCACGCGTGAGGCCGAGCTGGTACGCCGTGCCGTAGGCGCTTGTCCATTTCGCCCACGCCATGATGGTGATGTAGCTGCCCGCCGCGACACTGGCCGCTGCCGAAAGCAGCGATCCATACGTGTCCCACCCGGCCGGGTTGAAATAGAGGGACTGGGTGACCGGCGCACCGAGCGACATACTCTGGCTAACGGAGGCCGTGACCGAACCGGCGCTTCCCGTAGCTAGGACGTAGGTGATCGGGAGCGTGACATCGGGGTTGCTGGTGGAGGCCGTGACGGTCCCGACGCCGCCGGTCCCGACGACGTTCGTGAGCGCCATGCTGGAGGTCGCGCCGGGCGTTCCCACCGCGCCACTCGCGGCTAGTGCGCCGAGTGGGTGGCCGATGTCCCCGAGCGTCGTAGTCCCGGCCACCCCAGTTAAGGCGACGCTATACGACGAAGTCGCCGTTACCGTGCCCGCGCTGCCGGTCCCGACGACATTCGTGTTCGTCAGCGCGACCGATACGCTATTGGCCGCCGAGCCCGCTGCCCCGGTAGCGCCCATCGCAGGGCTCGTGCTATTGAGCGCGGCGACCGTCGCGAACGAAAGTGTCTGCGAGAACTCGACCCACGGGTTGTTTGCCGTCGTCGAGCCGGACGTAGAGATGTCGGTCGCGCTGTTGTCGCCGCAGACGATACCGCCAGTGCGTACCGTGGACGTATCGCTTGCGACGAAGCCGACCTCAATGACGAGCCGGTCGCCGTCTTGGAGAGAGATGGACGAGAGCGTGAGCGCTGTCGCCTCGTTCACGTCCATGAACGACCGCGAGGCGGCCGTCGTCGTCGGCATCTCCTGAGCGCCCGTGTAGAGGTCGGAGTTCGAGATCGCGAGGCCGCCCGTGCGAATGGTGCCGCCATCGAACGAGCACGCGCGGATTGAGAGCGACACGCAGGCCGAGAAGTTCGAGTTGCTTTCGATGCAGCGGATGAAGCCGCTGACGGTGCCGGTGAGCGTCGCGGCCGCGAGCGGCTCGGTGACCCACTGCCGAAGCAGTGTCGAGTGGAGCGTCGTCCCGTCCTTCGTGTTCGTGATCGTCGTCATCGCCGACGAGATCCGAGTACGAACAGCGGCTAGAGCGCTCGACGCGCCGGTAGTCTTATCCCATGCCGCGTTAGAGACGGTTACGGGCGCAGCGCCGGTCGAGGGCAGATAGAAGCGGGTCGCCACCTACGCCGCCTCGCCCGCAAGGCGCATCAGGAGCCTCGTCGGGCACGTGTCGGGATGGGTCTGCCAGCGAACGTCGCGTGGGCAGCCGTCAGCAGCTCGGCAGAAGTCTCCGGTCGGAAAGCTGACACGAAGAGTGCGCAGAAAGCGGATCAACTCGTCGATCTTCTCTTCGAGGATCTCGCACTTGGGGCAGGCGGGCGCGGCGTTGCTGCTCACGACGGAGGGCTCAGGCAGCCCACGGTGCCGCCAGTCGTCGCGCCGATGAAGCCGAGCCCGATGCCGGGCGCGTAGAGCACGCGGGAGGGAAGGGGGCGCACCATCCGGGGGCGCGGCCTCCGGCGACGCGGCGCGCCGCCCAGAACGGCGGCTGCCGAAACGCCCGAGAGGGAGGCCGTGATCGACATCCGTCAGCTCGTCGTGGTCGTCGCGTGAACGGGCTGGAGCACTGGGGTCGTCGAGACGGGGCGCGGGATGGGGCGCTTCACGCTGCCCATGATCGCCGCGGGGACCTGCCACTTCTCGAAGACGACCTCGCGCAGGTTCGCGATCTTCTGCTCGATGGGCATCGCGTAGACGTGGTGGAACATCCCCACGTCGGCCGAGAAGCCGATCTTCACGAGCAGCTCCTTGATTGACTGGGCCTTGAGGCCGTACCGCGCGATGTTGCGCGAGATCGTGTAGTCCTCGACGAAGTGGGACGGCGCGAGGCCCATGCCGACCTCGGCCATGACCGGGAAGCAGCGCGAGATCGTCTCCTCGGGTGTGAGGTCGGACGGATGCCAGAGGTCGCGGCACCAGTCGGACGCGATGACCATCCAGCCGCAGCTCCCGGCGTGGCGGCCGTCACGCAGGAAGTATTCGTCGTACTTCCAGCGCAGCGGCGCGAAGTCATAGTTGTAGTGCGCGATCGTGTCCTTCGTCAGCAGGCAGGTGAAGTCCGGCGTGTCGGGTCGGATGAGCGCGTCGGAGTCGAAGTAGAGGCTCCACTCGTCGCCGCGCTCTCGCGCGAGGTCGTAGATCTGGAGCTTCTCGTACATGAGCGGCCAGTCGGGAGACTTGCGCTCGGTGATCTCGAAGAACTCGGCTCCCACCTTGCGCGCGTAATGGCGCATCAGCGGGTACGTGAGATCGGTGATCTCCGGCGCGTACCCGCCGATGTTCATCGTGTAGAGGGTTTTCTTCATCCCTCAGAGACTACTACGCGATGCGGATCAGGCCGTTCGAGGCGTCGTTCGTCGGCATCGTGAGCGTGAACGTCCCGTTCGTGATGCTCTGGCTGCCGAAGGTGTGGACGCTGACGGCGAGGTTGCCCGTCGAGGAGTTGTTGTAGATCAGGACGGCGTCGAACGCGGCGCTCGACGTGAGGTTCGCCCACGAGAGCGACGCCGAGGGCGTCCAGTACGCGGTCGTGCCCGAGGTGTTCGGGGCGGTCGCGTTCGTGACGGCGTTGCCGCCCGCCGTGTAGTTGCCCGTCGCGGCCAGCTCGCCCGTCGCGCTGTACGCGGTGGTCGTGGCGTCGACGCTCGGCGAGGCCGCCACGGTGTAGAGGGCGCCCTTGAAGTTGTCCTTCGTCGTCACGGTGCGCGTTGCGTTCGCGCCCTGAGCGCCGAACGCGTGCGATCCGTTGAGGATCTCCTTCTTGAAGCTGGTACACATCGCCTGAGTGTTCGCCATGATCGCTGCTCCTTTTCGTTATCCGAAGATCGCCAGTGACGGCTCCGCGAAGACGGGCATCTTTTTCAGCCGAACCGAGGCCGAGCGGTGGACGAGTTCACCGTCGAGCCAGTATTCGACCCAGTGGGTCTCCTCGTTCTCGTTGTCGACGACGCCCGACTTCTTCTCAAGCAGGGCCTCTTCGATGTCGCCCTTGGTGGTTGGGATCAGGGCCATCGGTCTCCTCCGTCCTGTGTCGCTCTAGGGTAGCAGCCAGTTCCCGCCGGGGCTAGGTCGTATGGCCCGCAATTTCGTGCGGGATGTCGACCTCGAAGCCCTCGGGCACGCTGTCGATGGCCCTCTGGGCACGCTCGATGTCCTGCGGGCTGGCCCACGGCAGGGGCTCGCCAGTGAGGATCGACGCCACGAGGGAGTAAAAAGTGTCGGCGTCGATCGGTTCGTTCTCGACCCCGAAGACCCGCCCATGCGCGCTCTTGTTCCGGAAGTGGTCCCAGAGGTTCGTGTCGTGCAGCTTGCGCTCCTTGCCGTGGCCGGAGGCGACAAGGCGCGGGCTCGTGCCGTTCGTGTCGTGGAGCGTCCACTTGTCGAAGAGGCCCATTTCGGTCGCTAGCGGGAACACGTCCGACACGCCGAGATGGGCCTCGTGCAGCACCTCCAGCGGGACGAGACGACGGTCACTGGGCACCCGCGGGTTGTTCGCGCGCTTGTTGGCCTGAGCCTCGGCCTTCAGGACCGAGCAGGTCACGTAGAGCCCGTTCACCGAGTGCCCGGCAGCCCGGAACCGATCGAGCCGCTCGGCCAGTTTCTTGATGCTGCTGTCGCCCGTGCCGTCGAGAACCACGTTGTAGTGCCCCGCCGCGGCCGCGGCCATCAGCTCGTTCGACAGCAGCGAGGCCATCTCGTGGTACTGGGCGACGCTGACCGGGCCCGTGGCCTTCTCGTATGCCTCCCGCGCCCACGGGAGCTGGGCCCGCAGCTCGTCGGCGTTGATGCTGACGATGTTGTTCTTCACGCCCCATGCGTGCGGGTCTTCGTCACCCTTCGGGGCGAGGCCGAAGAGGGCGGCCGTGTAGCTCTTGCCCGAGCCGGGGCCGCCGCCGAGGATCGTGGCCGTGGGGTTGGCGACCGGCGTCCTGCCCTCCAGCTCCTTCGCGATGATCTCCTTGAAGAGCTGCTGCACCTCGGGCGTGAGGTCCTTGGCGCTGATGTTGCGCCACGAGCCGTCCGCGTTCTGGACCTTGCCGCCCACGACGCGGCCCACCTCCGGGCGCACGTACTGGTTGAGCGTGTCGGCGTGGATCGTGCGCGTCGAGCCAGTGAGGCCCTTGCGCTCGACGGTCTCGGTCCTCGTGAGGCCCGTCACCTTCGAGGTCGTCTCCTTCGTCGTCTCCTTATTCCTCTCCTGCGTCCACGTGCGCGCGGGAGGGAAGGCCGAGCTGGGCTTGTCGAGCATCGAGCTGCCGCTTGAGCCGCCGTCCGTCCACCTGCCGTGGTCGTCGCGCGGGTGCTTCTCCTCGTCCCACTCGGCCTCGAACGCCTGCCGGATCATCGCCGACTCGGCCAGCGAGGCGACGAGCTTCTGCTCCAGCGTCGGGACGAAGGGCTCCTCGAAGCCGAAGAGCTTCCCCTTTTCGTCCTCGTACTGGTCGCCGTCGATGTCCCACTTGTCGCCGAGCGTGATCGTCAAGGGCTCACCCCCACCTTCACGTGCCAGTGATTGCGCTTCGTCTCGGTCGCGCTCTTCACCACGAACTTAGAGCCCGGCCGGTAGTTGACCTCGCCCTCGGTCATCCCGAGCGCATGGAAGGCCGTGATGTTCTTGCCCCCGCCCGTGTGCGGCCACTCCACCTTGAAGTAGAGCCGCGAGGGGTCGCCGTCGTCTTCGAGCGCCTTGAGCCTCACCCAGTTGTTAACGAAGCCCTCGGAGCTGGAGGCGCTCACGAAGCCCTTCTCGGTGAAGGTGGAGCCCGGCGTGCGCAGCTTCTCGATCAGCTCGCTGCCCTTGATCCGGTGCAGGCGCATCCCGCGGTACAGGGTGTCGCCGCTCTTCACGTCCGGCGCGGTCTTCAGGAGGCGGTCGAAGGCGGCGATGACCGGAACCGCCGAGGGGTCCGGCGCTCGCCCGAGCCGCAGCGACTCGTTCATCTCCTTGTACGCGACGCTGCTGTACGCCGTGGCCGCGGCGCGCTGCTCCATCATCTCGTGCGGCGAGAGCCCGTGCTCGATGGCGTAGGCCAGCATGATGCGGTCGTAGGGGGCGCGGCCGTTCACGTTTGGCATGGTCGCGAGCTGGCCGAGGTATCCCGCGCGGTCGCGGGGGTCCTTCACCTGATCGAGCGCAAGGCGCACGTCTCCGGGGTCGATCCCAACGATGTGCCGCCCGCTGATGAGGGCGAGGGCAACCTGCTTGGGGTCGCGCTCTTTCAGGAGCGTCGTCCAGCGCTCGACCTGCTTGGGGTCGTGCTCCATGTTCGAGGCGATCTGGTTCAGCTTCTCGAAGTATTTGTACCGCTCGGAGTCCGGCATCCCCATCGGGGGCGGGCTGCCGATCTTGAGCCCCTTGAACGAGACCTGATCCGCAAGCGGGCGCAGGGCCTCGGCGTGCGCGATGAAGGTCCCCTCCTCCTTGCCGAACACCGGGTGCTCCTTCAGCGAGGCGATCCAGCCATCGCCGCCCCCGTCGGTGAAGCGGCCGCCCTCGTCTCGGGGGTGCTTGGATTCGTCCCACTCGGCCTCGAACTTCTCGTGGTGGTCGATGAGCTGGAGGTGCTCGCGAAGCTGCGCGTCCCAGTTCGCCACGTACTTGTCGATCGCCTTCGAGAACTCGGCCCAGATCTCGGGCGGGCAGCTTGCCGGGCCGCGGTCAGTGCTTTCCATACTTCACCGTCGTCACGTAGCCCGCCTTCGCCTGATCGCTGTTCCAGCCGATGCGCAGATGGTAGCCCTTGAACTTGTAGATGTCGGCCGTGCCCTTGTCCGGGTTGATGATGACCGCGTACGTCCACGCCTTGACCGGGCGGCCCAGCTCCTTCTCCAGCCGGGCGCGAGCGGCCTCCTTGCGGTCGAGGATGGCCTTCGACTCGGCCGCGTTGAACGCCTTTTTCTCGGTGGGCGTCGCCGTCTTGAGCCACTCCTTCACGCGCGGGGGTGGCTCGCCGATCGTCGCGCGCCACTGCTGGGCGCTCTGGCCGTTCGAGACCTGCCCGCACTTGATCTCGATGGCGCCGTGGTCCTGCACCATGTCGATCGCGTAGTTGTTGTGCTCGTCGTTCATCGGCTTGGCGTCGATGAGCCCGTTCTCGTGGAGGTAGTCGAGGACGACCTGCTGGCCGATCTTGCCGGTGGCGTCCTTGGAGAGCTTGTTCTTCAGCTCGACCTGCTTGCCCTCCCACGCGCGCCCGTGCTCGGCAGCGCCGCCGCCCTCAGTCCAGCGGCCACGCTCGTCGCGGAGCTGGTCCTCGGAGTAGAACTTCTGGGCTGGGGCCGCCCACTCAACGTCGTCCTCGGCCCAGAGCAGCGCGTCGCTCATGCCGCCTTGCTCCTAAGACCGACGACCAGCCGGTAGCCGCTCTTCGCGTCGCCCGTCACGCTCTTCACCTCGAAGGTGGCGCCTCGGTGAACGAGCACCTCCTTCTCGTTCCTCATGTTCGCGTTCGAGCGCTTCGACGCGGCCTCGACGCGCAGGGCCTTCGTGCCAACCGGGAGGTGAATCTCGACGACCGCCGTGTGGGGGGCCTCCTCGCGGAATCCCGATGCGACACGCTCGGCCATCGAGGTCGATACGAAGCCGCGATCTGTGAACGTCGCGCCCACCTCGGGCACAAACCCAGCCCGCAGCGTCATACCCCGATAGACGGTTGCCTCCTCGGTCAGAGGAGGGGCCGCGGCGATTGCGGCGTCCAGAGCAGCGACGCGCCCGCGCACGATGCGCTTCGCGTTCTCCGAGAGAGAGCGCGCCTCTCCCGATCCGCGCAGGACTCCGTTGATGTCGCGGTAGCCGTCGTGCTGGTAGTTGTGGAGGGCCGACGCCTGCTCCTTGCTCAGGGGCGCCGCCTCCGCGCCACCCGTCGTCCACTTCCCGTCCTCATCCCTCGGCTGGTCCTCGGAGTAGAACTTCACCTGCCGCCCGAGCAGCCGCGTGTAGTGGTCCTCGAAGTGGCGGCCCGCGTTCTGGAGGCGCTCGTGGGCCTTGTCGATGAACGCCTCGCCCCTGCCGGACGCCTTCGCGTAGGGGCCGAGGATCTGGCCGAGGTGCTCGCGCGAGATCCCCTTCAGCGCGTCGACCGTCGAGCGGATCGCCTCGGGATCGACGTGCGCCAGCGCAGGCGAGCCCGGCCTGAACAGCGTGTTGTAGAGCGGCGGGCGCTCGCCGTAGGCCGCGTTCGGGTGATAGCGCTCCGAGAGGCGGTCGCTGCCAAGGTGTTTCCACGCCTGCGACTTGTCGAGCGAGACGATGCCCCCATGCTCGTCGCGGATGAACTGCGCCGGGTGCGAGTCGTGCTGGCTGGTCGCCCAGTCGATGACGTGCTCGCGCTGGAGCTGGTGGATGTCCTCGGGCGAGAGGCTGTGCCGATCGAGCGGCGTCCCGGGGATGAACTGCTGCATGAGCCCGGTGTGCCCGCCGATCGTGACGACCTGCGTCTCGGCTGCCCGCGGGTTGGCGATGCGCGCGATGTGCGAGGCGGCCGCGGCAGCGAGGACCTTCTTCTCGTTGTCGGGCTTGAACAGGTGGCGCTTGCCCGTGACCACGTCCCGGTAGAACTCCTTCTTGACCGTGCCGCCCAGCGAGGAGGCGTCGCCCTCCCTGATCCAGCGCCCGTTCTCGCCGCGGGGCTGGTCCTCTGACCAGAACGCCTCGGCCGACATCGTCTTGTGCGTGATGGCGTTCCTGATCTGCGTGTGGTCGAAGGGGACGTACCACTTCGTCGCCTTCTGGTTCAGCAGCGGCATCGCGCGGTTCTGGATGATGAGCCCGTCGTGGCCCTCGGCCTTGAGTCGGTCGATCAGGCTCGACGACGCGTGCAGGAAGTCGATGAACGGAACCGTGGCCGGGTTCTTGATGGCGAGGTAGACGGGCACGACGTTCGCGCCCTCCTTCGCCACGGGCCCGTGCCCGCCCGCGTAGTTGCTCGCCTGCGCGGGGTCGTCGGTGAAAAACGAGACGCCCTCGAACTGCGTGAACTCGCGCTTCGTGCCGTGGAACACCACGAGCGGATCGCCCGCAGCATCGACGACCTTCGTGCCCTGCGCCCACTCGCCCAGCGTCGCGCCGCCGCTCGTCCAGCGGCCCTTCTCGTCGCGCTCCTGATCTTCCGAGTAGAACTTCGCGTGCGAGAGCTTCAGGACGTTCGCCGTGATGTGGCTCATGCCCGCCACGCTCGCAGCAGCGACGCGGTGGTGCCCGTTCATCAGGTAGTTCCGGCCGTTCACGCTTACGACCTGCACGGGCTTCGAGAGCTGGCCGGGCAGGCGCGAGAGGTCGTTCACGCGCGGCACGTTGATGCGCGGCTGCGTGAACGTGAGGTCCTTGACGGCGACCTGCTCCAGCGGGAGCTTGGCGAACAGCGCGTCGCGCGCCTTCTGGTACTCGAAGGGCGGCGTGTTCATCGTGGGGTGCAGCCCCATCCGGTCGTGCATCTCGTTGATGCCCGGCACGCTGAGGTACGTCGTGCGCGAGGTGCCCTTGACGAGGTCGGTGATGTCCTTCGAGTCGGGCCCGGTGAGCGCGCGGTCGGCCTTCAGGTCGACGATGTGGTCTTCGAGCGCCTTCCTCGCCACATCCGACGAGCCGCCGCCCTCCCAGCGCCCGCGTTCGTCACGAGGCTGGTCCTCGGAGTAGAAGAGTTGGGCGTTGAACGCGTGGAGGTAGTGGTAGTCGCGCCCCTCCTCGATGTCGGCGCCGTGGTCCGCGAGCTTCTCCCAGAAGTCCTGCGCCCTGCTGCTGCGTGAGTTCGGGTCGCTCGACAGGCCCTTCAGTCCATGATCGCGCGCCCACTTCATCGCCGCCTCGTACAGCGCGAGACCGTGGCCCTGCCCCGGCTTGTCGACCTTGACGTGCCTGATAAAGGCGTAGCCGGGCGTCTCCTTCTTGTCGAGCTTCATCGCCCCGGCGGGGCTCTTGAGCGTCGTGACTCCGGCCGCATCGGTCGTCGCGCTCACGTCCCCGTGTGACCAGCGGCCCTTCTCATCCCGAGGCTGATCCTCCGAGTAGAACTGCGCCGACGCCGCGAGAGCGTCCTCGACGCTGCCCTCCTCGCCCGCGGCCTCCTCGGCCTGCACCTCGGCCAGCTCCTCCTCGGTCAGCGGCCGGAAGTCGCGCCCGCAGTTCGGGTGCCCGATGGGCTCGGCCTCGGCCTCGTCGAGCGTCCAGATCTGGCCGTCCACGTCGCACTCGGGCTGGCCGCACTCGCAGGGGTCGGATACGACGACGTAGTCCTCGCCTGCGTCCCTGAGCGCCTGCACCGTGCCCATGTTCCATGCCGTCGCGCCCTCGGTGCGCGCGATGAGCTGGGCCCGCGCGTCGTCGAACAGGAACGACTCGCCGAGCTGGTCGGCCAGCTCGGTGTCGGAGAGCCCGTCCTCCTGCGCCTGCGCGACCATGTCGGCGATGTCCTCGCGGGTCGTGTCGTCGATCTGGGTGATGAGTTCCCCGGCTCGCTCGTGCGCGTAGTCGGCCGCCGCCGTGGGGACCTCAGCGATGTCGCTCGTGTCGAGCCCTCGCATGGCCCGGATCTCTTCGAGCGTGTCAGCGTAGCCTGCGTCGAACCCGTCCTTCAGCTCGTCGGAGAGGTCCAGCGAGGCCAGCGGGTGGGGCTGGCCTGCGATGTTCTTGTAGCGCGTGACGGGCATCGGCCTACGCCTTGGCGACGTAGGTCTGCTTCTGGGTGGCGAGGAGCTTCTTCATGCGCACGGCGACCTTGGCCTCTACCGCGAGCCGCTTGGCGTTGCGGCGCGTGTCGCGCGCCACGAGGGCCTGATGCGCTGGGGACTGCATCGAGCCCATGTCCATGAAGGTCTCGGTGCCTGCCACGAGGCGCATGGCCGCGTGGTCGATGTTGACGTTCTGGTGCTTGCTCGCCTCGGTCATCCCGTTCGCGCCGACCGAAGCGCGCCGCGCCCATTCGCTGAACGATGGGTTGTCGCGTGCGGCCTCGTGGACGTGCGCCGCCGTCAGGTGCGCGCCTGCGATGTGCGGCTCCTTCTCCATGATCGCGTCGTTGTAGCGCCTCATGTGATACGCGGCTGCGCGCCCGTGCGCCTCTGGTGTCGACGCCGTCTGGCCGCCGACCCAGCGGCCGTTTTCGTCCCTGAGCTGGTCTTCGGAGTAGAACCGGGCCCTCTGCTGGAGGTGCTCGATGCGCTCGTCGTTCAGCTCGGGCACCGCCGGAGCAGCGAAGACCACCTCGCAGGACTCGGCCAGCTCGCGCCCGAGGCGCTTCGCAACCCCCTGCTTGTCCTCGACCACGCTGAAGGTCACGCCGGGCTCGCCCACGAGGGCCGCCTTGTCGATGATCCGCGTGACCATGCCTCGCAAGGTCTCGAAGGGCAGCGCCGGGTTGAGGGTGATGCCCCCCTCGCCGAAGGTCACGACGGGCTTGAGGCCCGCCCCCGCGACGGCGAAGCGCTCGCGCCTGCTGGCCGTGAACTTCTTCGGCGCCTTCGGGGCCTTCGGCTGCCCGACTGGCGCGGCCTTGGGCTGGCCCGCGGCGGGAGCTGCTGCTGCGGGCTTTCCGAAGGCGGGCTTTCCGAAGGCAGGCTTGGCGCCGGGTTGGCCCGGAGCGCCGGGCATCACGACCGGCTGAACCGGCGCCTTCTTGATCTTCTGCACGGCCTTGCCCTCGCCGTCGACCGTGACCTCTGCCTGCTCGCCGAGGCCCGCGGGCTGCGCCTTGTTGAGCGCTCCCACCTCGTTCGGGCTGGGCGTCTCGCCCTTCACGTTTCCGGCCAGCGTCAGCTCGCCGTCCTCTGCGACCTTGAGCGACGTGCGCTCAACGAGGTCCTCCACTGCGATCGCGCCGCCCGCCCCGGCCTGCGAGAGCTGGAGCGCCACGCTCGCCAGCTCGGTTGCGCTGTCGCGCTCGAAGACCGACGAGACCGTGCGCGGCGTGTGCTCCTCAGCGATGTCCTCGCCGAACTCGCGGGCGACGTAGGGCCGGTAAGCCTGCTGCGCGAGGTCGGTGTCCAGCTCCTTCGCCCGGCTGTTGGTCACGTCCTTGAAGAGCCCGATCGCATCGCCGGAGCTGGAGCGCGAGCCCGCGCCCACCTGCACGCCCGAGACCTGCGAGTGCCCGAGGATGATCTTGTCGTACTCGCGCTCGCACCACTCGATGTTCGCCTCGTAGGGGTCGCCGCCCTTCGAGCCTGCGCCGGGCGCAGCCAGCAGCGTCGCTTCGAGGTCCTCGGGCACAGAGGCGCGCGTGCCCGACGCCAGCATATCGGCGAGCTGGTCGGCCGCCTCCTTGTTCGAGGGGTCGTTCTTCGGGTACTTGACCATGACTGGCGGCATCCCGAAGTTCTGGAGCCGCTTGGCGCGCCAGCGCACGGTGTATTGCATGATCGCCCACGGGATGAGGCACTGGTAGAGCAGGCCGCGCTGGTCGAGCGGCTCAACGTCGCTGCCCACCTCGACGAAGATGAGCTTGCCCGTCTTCTGGAGGTCGTCGACGAAGGGCCCCTCCCACGAGTACGGGTTCGTGAGGAACTTGAAGCGCAGCGTCTCGGGGTCGAGCCTGAAGCGCCGGGCCGGGATGGGCCGGATGTCGGTCACGCGCGACCACTTGCCCTCGATCGCCCGCGGCTTCCACATCACTTGGCAGGCAGCGAGCCCATAGAAGAACTTCGTCGAGAGGTGGCTCTTGAGGTCGGGGAGCCACTTGCCCCACGCCTCCTCGGTCACGTCGCGCACGAGGCGGGCGGTCTTGTCCTCGGGGTCGGTCGAGTTCTCGTCCTCGTCGGCCTCCTCGGGCGTTGACTTCCAGATCGTGTCGGTGCCCTTGATCGCCTCGCGCGCCTTGAGCACCTGCGGGGCGGGCCCGAGCCGCATCATCTCGTCGTACAGCGAGTAGAGCCAGCGCGGGTCGCCGTAGCGCGCCCTTTTCCTGAGCTGGATGATGTCGTCCGGGCTGAACTCGGCGCCGATCGACAGGAGGTTCTGGAGCGTGAGGTCGAGCCGGTAGTCGGCCGCGGCGCTCGCGCTCATCATGTTCGAGGGGAGCGGCGCGTTGCCGTCCAGCGGCGACTTGGGCTTGAAGAAGGCGGCCGAGGCGCTCTTGATTCGGTCGGTCAGGCTCATCTCGACTCCTTCAGAGCGTGAGGGCCAGCCACACCGACGTGAGAGCGAGGATCGCGATGGCGGCGATCACGAGCGCGCATCCGAGTTGCTCTCGCGTGGTGAGGTGCGACTCGCTCCACGGCACGGGTTCGATTGTAGGGTGCTTGTGCCTATGCCCGCCAGCCGGGCGGGTTCGCCCAGCTCTGATCCTTGCGGATCGGCCCCCACGGGTTCGGGTCTGGCGTCCCGCCGATGTCGCCCTTCGAGACTGAGCGCAGCGGGCCGCCGATTCCCATCAGCACGGCGTCCCAGTGGTCGGGCGAATCGTCCGGGTCGATGACCCTGATTTTACCGTTGCGGACCTCGTACTTCATGGCCGCCATCTGCTTGCGCAGGGTCGCCTGCTTCGGCAGCCGGATCATGTCCTTCTCCAGAGCCAGCCGCATCGCCCACGCGTTCTCGGCCTTGGCGTTGAGGAACCGCTCAGGGTCCTTGGCGGGGTCAGCGCTGCGGTACTCCTCGACGAAGAAGGGGAGCGGCTTGCCCGCGAGGCCGCGTTCGGTCTTCTCGCGAATGATCGCATCGCAGACGGCCTTCCCGAGGCCCTGCACGTCGGCCCGCAGGCAGCGCGCCTTGTGCTGCACGCCGTACTCGACGGCCCTGTCCTTGGAGACCATCGTGTCCAGCTCGTGCCAGTGGTAGATGTCGGTGATCTCGTAGCGCATGAGCGAGTCGGGCCCGAAGGTGACGGCGACAGCGTTCTCGTCGCCCGCGATCGAGCCCGCCACGTCGAAGCCCAGCGTCGGCCACTTGCCCGTCACATGGAACGCGCGCAGCCCGGCCTTGATGCGCTCCTCGTCGCTCATCATCGCGCGCTCGACCCACGAGAAGGGGAACAGCATCCCCTCGGCGTTGTCGATGTAGTTCGCCATCGCGCGGCTCTGGTACTCGAAGTTGTCCTCGCCCCCGTACTCGATGAGCGCCTGCTGCTTCCAGCGCAGGGCGCCGGGCACGCCGTCGGCGATGAGGTCCTCGATCGTGACGACCCTGCGAATCAGCTCGGGCCCGGCCGTGAGGTCGCGCTCGTAGAACTTCCCGATGCGTGCAGAAGGTGTGGAAATCCACACGTCGAGGGTCTCCATGCTGGACAGCAGGCCCTCGGTCGCCGTGAAGACTGGGTCGGGCACGGCCTTGGCCTCGTCGACCACGCGGCAGGCAGCGATGAGCGAGTGCTGCCCCTCTAGGTTCTCGGGCTTGTCGCTCGATGCGCCCGTGGCGAACCAGCCGTTGTCGCAGTCCCACATGGTCGTGAGCATCCTGCCGATGCCCGCGATCTTGAGCAGGCTGCCCGCGTACAGCGTGCGGATCTCGGCCCAGAGGAGCTGCTCAACGTCGCGCCAGTTCGGGGCGGTCGTGAGGCAGCGGGCGCCGGGCCTCGTCGACTGCCACCAGAGCACGAGCCCGGCAGACTCGAACCCCTTGCCCGCGCCGTGGGCTGCGCGCACGTGGATCTGGAGGTGCCGCTCGCCTCGGGCGAGGCGCTGCCTGATCTCCTCGTGCAGCTCGCGCTGCCACCTGCGGGGCTTGGCGTTCAGGACGTGCTCGAAGAAGAACTGCGGGTTGTCGTGCGAGAGGGCCATCACCTGCTCGAACGCCGCAGTGGGGTCGAACTCGGCGCTCACTTGTGCCCGTTCGAGCCGTTTCCGTTTCCGTTGCCGTTCCCGCTGGGCGCTTCGAGCAGCCGCGCGTCGACGACCGTCGTCTCGATCGTGTTCGCCTCACGCATGGCCTGAGCTGCTGCTGCTGCCCGGCGCAGGACCTCGTGCGGGTCCTTGACGTTGACGTTCACGTCCGTCTGCTGCTTGGGCTTGCCGTGCAGGGCCTCGTACACGAAGCGCTCGGTGCCCAGTCGCACGGCGCCGTTGCGGTGCTTGAGCAGGGCTGCGATGCGGAAGACGAAGGGCTGGAGCCCGAGGGGCGGGATGCCGTCCTCGATCGACTGGAGCACGCCCTTGCCGCCAGCCGCTTCACGCACGAGCGTCGCGGTGTTCTTCCTGCCCTTGGGCCTGCCGTTGCCCGCGAGCGCGCCGTTCTTGAGACGGTGGGTGCGCCTCACATTCGGGCCAGTTTTTACGGCTGGCTCTTCCATGGCTGGAAGTTTACAGGATGACGGGAAAGAAAAAGCCACGCGGGGGTGTGGAAGAGGGTTCTCTGGGCATCGCTTTCGGCCCTTCGCCCCCGCGTGGATGTTGATCGGCTACTGCGTGCGTGCGGGGGCGGGAATCCTCTTGGCTCGGGTCTTGGCGATGTGTGAGAGGTAGCGGACGTTCTCGCGTTCGTCCTTCTCGATGCCCTCCTCCTGAACGACGGTCGGGGAACCCTCGATCCTTCGCATGAAGCGGTCGTACCTGCGCCGCTTGATCTTTCGGAGGATCTTGTCCCCGAGGTCGCGCTTGTTCATCGGTCACTCCTTCGGCCGCACAGCGGCTCGTCTTCGTCGAACTTCAGGCACGCCACGGCCTTCTCGGCGAACTCGCGGCGCTTCTTCTCGTCGAGGTCCTTCTGCTGCTTGGTAGCCGCGGTGAGTGCAGCGCGTGAGGCGTAGTCGCCGATCGTGGCCTTCACGATCCTGCTCTTGACGGTGTCGTGGATGAAACCGGCCCCGTATGCGATCGGGTTCATGGCTTCTCCTCCAGCGCGCGGCGGGCGATGCGCTCTGCCCATGGCTCGGTTCCCTCCGCGATCTCCCGCAGCGCGGCCTCCAGACGGGCGAAGCGGGCGGCTAGGCTTTCGTTACGCCCCGTCTCGACCAGCACGCGATTCGCGAGGTACTTGTTTTGCTCCTCCAGCGCGGCGGCGGCTCGCTTCGCAAGCAGACGCCCCGATGTGTTCGTATCGCTGGCGATCTCCCGCAGCGCGGCGGTCAGTTTGGCGACGCGGGCTTCTGCCTTGTCGAACGCCTCACACGCCCGGTCGCGGGCTTCATAAGCGCAGGTCAGGTCACGGACGCGCTGCTCGTCGCCCGCCTCCAACGCCTCCACCCGCTCGGCCAGCGCGTCGCGCTCGGCACGGAGGTCGTTGATTTCTTTATGCCGCTCCAGAACATCAAGACGACGATCCTCTGCCCGTTCCTTCTCGCGGGCGAG